TGGTTTGTTTGGATCATTAAAAACAGGCATACCATACATATCAATAAATCCTTCCATATTCCATTCCATAGGGATGAAAAGTGAATATAACCCGCTTTTAGTTTGACCATTTAAATTACGATTAGTACAATCAGAATCTGTGTAAAGTTTTTTAAAGTTAGCCCCACCTTTTTCTAATGCATTAGATGTTGAACCCATCATACACTTTCCAACAATTTTACTACCTAATCTTAAACACGTTTTTGTAACTCGCCAGTTATTTAAAATATTATCAGGTCGCTCCCATTTACCACTTTCATCATGTAATAGTAAACGTAATTTTTCTCCATCATAACTGTTGTCTCCAGTATTTTTCCAGTCAATAGTTGTGTCTAAACCTTCAAGCTCCTGCTCTTCAGTTATATACATGTTTTTCTTAGTAATCTTTGCAGCTGGAACTCTATACGCTAATTCTGTTTTAGGCTTGTCCATACCATCTTGTATGGGTTTAAAAAAGAATGGATAGTTATTAGATATAGGAACAATTTTATCTGTAAACATTTTTTTTGCATCAGAACCTATTTTAGAAAGTATTCCAATACGAGCATCTTTAGTTATTGTACCCATGTTTACTCCTTCGCATGAAGCCATAAATGAAAACCCAGAACGTCTAATTTTTAAATAGTCCATTCCAAAACTTCGTTTATCTGCCTTACAAGCTTCCCAAAAAATATAAAAAATTCTATTTGCTTCTCTAAAATCTGGAGATCCAATATCAATTTTTGTCCATTGCAAATACATGTAATGTGTACCTGTAATATATGTATGTTTTCCGTTGTTTAAAAACCAGAATCCTTGTTCTCTAAAGTTAAATTCATTTTCTATATAATCAACCCACTCATTTTTAAAACTTATAGGTCTGTCATGCCATTGGAATATAGATTTTATTCTTGATAATTGTTTAGGTAGTGTTTTGTTTTCCCAATATTGATCTTCTTTTTTATCAGATCTTTTAAATATTTCTTTAGGAATTTTAGGAAGTGCGATGTTTAATCCGCTTACATTAATTATATCTTCAATTTGACCTGTTTTAGAAATTACAACAAAATTATATTTTTCATTATAACCGTAGGTCCAACTTTTAGCTTTGTTTTTTGTAGTCAAAACATTTTTAGGAACTATATTTTTAAGTTCTTTATATAATTTATTTTGACCTTGATTCTGCAAATCCTTTTGGTGTGTTATTTATTTTAGTATCAACTCCTTCTAATAAATCTTTTTCTTCTTGTATTCTTTTTAATATTTCAAAAGCATCAAATATTGCTAATTTCTTAGTAGCTGCTGCATTTTTTAATCTATCCGCAGCTAATTCATCTTCTGTATCGTATTTAATAATATCTTCTTTTGCTACTTTTATTAATTGAAGAACAGCGAATTCACCAGCTTTTATTATTTCTTTTTTAATTTCATTAATGTCCATGATTTCTATAATTAACTAAAATTTCTTCTCCTTTTTTTATGTCTTTAATTAAAATTGCGACCATGTCTCCATTTTTTTCTGTATGAAAGATAGCATTATTTTTTGAAGAATGGTTAGTATACCTTCCTAATAAAGTTCTGTTACCATTTTTTATAGCAAATCCTAATACATCATTTTTATAAAAATCAAAACAACAAAAAATACCTTTACCTTCTATTTTAGATTTAGATATAATATATTTATTTGTTTTTTCTGGAATAACTTTACCAACTTTTTCTTCAAATTCTTTAGATTCAATACAAGCTCTTATATCTATATCATTTAAACCATACTCATTAATCATATTTAAATAATCAATATTACTTTCTTTAATATCTGTTTCGATGTTTTTTGTATTCATCTTTATTTCGATTAAATTTAAGTTTTAATTTATCTACTTTAAATTCCCAATCTAAATTATCAGAAGTTTTTTTAGTTTTTTCTTTATTCTTCATCATCTTTAAATTTATAAAACATAACATAAACTTGCCTACCTTCTTCCCATCCTTTGTCTGGATATCTACTATGAAAATAATTAGCTGGATAAGAAACTAATCTGTTTTTTTCATATCCAACTACTGAATTTAAATTCCATTTATTTAAATCTGAAGAATCAATTAAAATAGTTTTATCATATTCTTTATCTGTAATATCTAAAGGTAATTTTTTTCCGTAAACATTATGTTCCCAAAAAGCAGTACCATTTAAATCATTACGTTTTGATGGAGATAAATATAAAACTAAGGCACGATCTGGATTTTCTCCATTTACATTTAAATCAGAATGTATTCTCCAATCAGCATCTAATACATCTGTAGAAACTCTAAAAAAAGATAAAATATTAACAAGTTTTCTTTGTTCAAGTTCTTCTAATTTTAAAATTATATATTCATTAAAATCTTCGTTGGAAGGTTGAGTATAAAAATTAGTGTCTCCTACATTTGTTTCTTTATATTCATTTTCATTTAAATGATTATTAATAATTTCTAAAAAAGTTTTGTCTAAAAAATTATCTTTAATATAAATCATAATACTACAGTTATATTTTTAGTAAACATTCTATATAATTTTTCATCATCTACAATAAATTCATATTCTGACTCTGGCTCATATAAAACTTCATCCCCTATTTTAACTCCCTTTTTTATTAACTCTTCATTGATATACCTAACAGTTCCCCTTAGTGGTTCGTTTTTAGAGTTTTTATTTAAATAAGACTCTTGAGCTTTTAGTGGTTTAATAAAACAGTATTTACTATACCCCATCCAATTAGATTCGTCTTTAGTTTTGTAAAGATAAAACTGATCAGGATCAACAAAGAATAGATCATCTTTAAAAAAGCTTTTACCACTCTTCCTGCGACCATACATGTCGTTATAAAACTTAAATACATTATGATGTACTAAAAGTATATCACCCTCTCTAACAGGTCCTGTGTAGTTTATAGGAGTTGCTATTACAATAGCAAAACGATTAGAAGACTTGTGATCTTCTTCTGAGGTACTTGTAATAAAGTCTACGTCACCATAGGACTTAATATTATCGTACCTTCTATTGTTATAAGGTTTAACAATAAACGAGTATGGAGATTTCATTAAAAGTTTATATTATATTCTAAAGATATAGGTAAGGTACATTTAAATTCTTTCCAAAGCAAAACCTCATCTTGCTTCATAATCCAAATTTTGTAAGACTCTGAGGCAACATCATGTTGAATAAGATGTATTCCATAACTTCCGCCTAAAACATCCTGACCTACTATGTAATGCATAGCTCCAGATTTGTAATCTGCTCCGATTGAAATTTTTCTTATGTCCATTTTTGATTTTGCTAAATAGCCTGTGTTGAAAGACCTCCTGTATTATTAACCAGAAGTTTCCATACACTATTATTAGGAGCAATTAATTTAACAACACCTCCATCAATTATAAAATTAGAAAGAGTTGAAATCGTACAGGATTTTGTCATTAAATCATTTTCCTTGTCAGTTATAATTAAATAATCTGCTGAGTCAATAACAGTAATGTTTGGGTACGCTGCTGTGTTGCTAATTTTTGCCATAATATTTATTCTATAACTTCTGCTGTTTCTACAGCTGGTTCCTGATCTTTTACTTCACCAGTTTGTAAATTAATAACTGCATTTGAACCAAACTCTTCCATTAAAGATTTCTCTTGTTCTGCGAATTTTGCTTTAATACCAGCTATACCAGCTATTAAATCAGCTTTTTTGATTTCTAAATCTGCAATTTCAAATTTTGAATCATTAAATTGTTTTTGTAAACCTTGTAATAATTCTAACTGTTCTTTACTTAATTGTTTTGACATTTTATTTAATTTAATTAGTTATTAATGATTAACAAATATACAAAAAAGATTTTAAAATCTTTAATGTATTATTCTCCTGTTGGCACTGGATTTTGCCAAGTAAAATATAAGTCCTCGTTTACTGGTGCAATTTGAGATTCTATATTCGCAGCAATAGAAGCTTGCATTGCTGGAACATCTAAAGATCCTTCTAACCATCCGATAACTATAGCTTCAAAAGCTTCTGTATTTTCGTAAGGTACAAAAGGTTCACCTGCTACATACGTGTAACTTTGTGTACCTATATTAGTTGATGAGTAAGTAACTCCTCCAGATTCTTCCGAACCTGTGTATCTGTAATGTACTGTGTAGATTACATTGTCTTGCCCATCTGCTTGAATGTGAGCGTTCATTTGTGGGATGTCCCATTGGTAAATAACTGCCATGATTTTATTTTTTGTAAAGTTAGTATTTATTTATTTATTTATTTTTAGCACAGATCCAACTGTGTTACAATGCCATTTGAAGCAGAGAATGTATAATAACCAAGTCCCGCTCTTATATATGTAACAGTAGTAGTTGTTGTTCCTGCTGAATTAGTATATACTGTATCGCCTACTGCGGGTAATGTTCCACTACCATCATGCCAATAATTTGTGGCTATAGTTTGTGTACATATAAACTTAACCCCATTTTGCCCAGCAGAGCCTGAAAATTGAGTTACGGATGGACAAGATATAACAGCTTGAAGAATCCCACTATTAGCATCCCATTGATAAAGTGTATTGCTCGCATTACCAGTCCAGGAGTCCACACTTCTGTTTACAGGCGTATTACCAGCAGAGTCACTATAACAAGTATCCCCAGCAACAGGTAACAAACCTGAACCATTGTGATAATATGTATAAGTTGTTAATCCATTTAAATAATTACACGCAGAATTGGCGCTACCAGTCATTGCAAACGCTGCGTTAGTCATTGAAAACGAAGTTAAAGCATTTCCTGACCCATAATTTCTAAAATTAAGTAATTCATTTTTACTGCCTTCATATGTTGAATCAAAATAACTTGCGTTTGCATCAGCAAAGCAATCTACTAAATCGTCTGTTGTTGGGTTGACTTCATCAACAACGTTTTGTAGGGTGAAAGTCGTAGTATTTGGTACGCCCATTATATACCTGCTTTTTCTAATCTTGCTTCTAACTCAGCAATTTTAGTAATTAGTAAATCTATATAAGCTACAGACTTTAATCCGTCTTTATCTGTTCTTACAAACTCAGGGTGTTTTTCTTCTAACTCTTGAGCTATAACACCAGATCTTTTAACGCCAGGCTCAGATTTTAATTCAAAGTTCTTCCACTCTACATCTACATGCTTAATATCTATTTCTTTTATATTGTTTTTTAATGTTTCATCAGAGGATAGTATAAAGTTTGTAGCAGTTACTGTACTTGTGTTTACGGTTAAGCTACCAGCACCAATAAATACATTTTGACTACTATTTATAGATAACGCTGATGTACTACCAGTAGCCAATGTAATAGAATTAATACCCCACTCAAGATATGTACTGGAAGTTCCTCCGTATTCTAACTTGTTTGAATGTACTGTACCGGTAAATCTTCCTGCTCCTGTTACATCAAGTTTATACCCAGGCCCAGTCGTTCCGATCCCGACGTTGCCGTCTTTATTAATAGTCATTTGAGTTGTCAAAGTTCCATTAAATGTTTGAAATTCTAAATCATAATATCTTCCAAAAGCGTCATTTGCTCTGCTTAAAATACTTCCAACAGTTGTATCAACTCCTAAATCCGCATCATCAGAAGTAAATATATATTCTCCAACTACTTGATTATCTGAAACATTAGATGATTTACCGACTGCTATAACACCTATAGCTGCATTTTTAACTTGTAATTGGTGAGCTGGCGTAGTCGTCCCGATCCCGACGTTGCCGCC